CCTCTAATAACCTCCTCACAGTTTTAACTGTGAGGAGGTTATTAGAGGAAGATTGTTTTGTGATACTGAATGTAGAGATGACTATGAAAAGCGCAATGATGCGCACAACAGGAGAACTCCATGAAACGTAGAAATGCAGCAAGCACTAAAGTCCGCAAGTACGCGGCCCAGAACCCCCGTGCAAGTGTCAGAGAGATAGCAACTGCTATCGGGTGTAGCTATGACTTGGCGTATAACGTCCTATGGAAAGACCGTAAAGACGCTGAGAAAATAACGAACCGTGTACTATCGCGACGCATCGAAGCGCACCTTGCGGAAAGCCAAACGCCAGAGCAAGAAGTCCACGCCAACGACGTACAGATTGGTGGTGATCACTACAAAGGCAAGAGCATCCAGCCGTGGGACTACATCGTTGCCAATCGTCTCGGATATCTGGAAGGCAACGTAGTCAAGTACATCACGCGCTGGCCGCAGAAGGGCGGCGTCAAGGATCTTGAGAAAGCGCGGCACTACCTCGACAAGCTCATCGAAACCGCTAAATAAGAATTCTTGAGAAGAGTCGGCTTCTCTGGTATGAGCAGACGCCGCGCCTTGTAGATGTATACGTCTGTGCAAAATGCAGTGCTCCGACGGGTGTGCAATTGTGCTGCATATCTCTCCTACACCATGACAGGGGGCATGGAATCTACATATCCCCCTACCCTTTCCTAACTTGGAGACAGCTTATGGCGATGACACCAGAAGCAAAAGTAAAAAAGGCTGTCAAGCAAATCTTGACCGAGCAAGGAGTCTACTTCTTCATGCCAGCCGCCAACGGGTATGGGCATGCAGGAATTCCCGACATCATCTGCTGCATAGATGGGCAGTTCGTTGGCATTGAGTGCAAGGCAGGCAAAGGCAAGACAACCGCGCTTCAGGATCGTGAGATCGAGAAGATCAACACTTCTGGGGGCATTGCCTTTGTGGTAAGCGAAACAAACATTGGCTACGTCAATGAAGTGATTAATTCAATCAGGAGTAATGCAAAGTGAAACATGCAGACGTAAAGGTCAGTCATTCGTTATTGATGGATATGTACGATACGATTCGCGAGCAAAGCGGAGCAGAGGCAGCACAAGCATTTGTTTTAGCCACTTCGTATATCGGACGCAGCTACTGCGCAGATTCTACTGTGGTATGCGTATTGCTGATTGGCGATCTTAGTGACGATGATCGGCTTTCTGTCGCATCGCTTGGTGTTAGTCCGATGGAAGCCATCAACATGCTTACCAAGGCAGCTAATTTACTTACCAAAGAAGAGATGGAAGATGCACCCGATGCAGAACATCTTAATTAGATTAAAGGAGAGAGCGTCATGGGCATGCCGTTCAAACGGGTACTTGTTGTTGACTTTGAAACTGCATGGGGTCGTAAAGCAAAGCTTGGCTTCTCTGCACAAACGAACGAAGAATACATCCGTGACCCACGCTTTAAAGTGTGGGGGCTGTCATGGGATGAAGTTGATCTAGATGCCGACGAGCGCTGGGATCAGACAACAAAGCCCATCAATCGTGCCATCTGGGTACGCGGCAAAGACGTACAGGCATGGGCAGATAAGATCGACTGGAGCACAACAGCTATCGTCTGTCAGAACACGCAGTTCGATGCATCCATTCTTGCATGGATCTATAACGCGGTGCCTTGCTTCATGTTCGATACATTGAGCATGGGTCGAGGGCTGCGTGGGGTGGAAGCAGGCAATAGTCTCAAGCAGCTTGCGCAGTACTACAACCTGCCGCCCAAAGGCGAAGGGCTCGCCTCTTCAGAGAACATCCTCGATACGCTTCCTATTCTGGTGGAGCAGGAGCTTGCTGATTACTGCAAACATGACACATGGTTGTGCAAGCAGATCTTTCTAAACCTGCTGCCGGGGTACCCGACAAAGGAATTGCGGCTCATCGACATGACGCTCAAGATGTATGTGCGCCCGTTGCTAGAGCTTGATCAGGACATGCTTGTCGATGCGATCCTTGAAGAGAAGGAGCAGCGAGAAGCACTGCTGAAACGTCTCGACCTGACGGACAGCATGCTGGCAAGCAATCCTCAGTTCGCCCAAGTGCTGAAAGCGCTGGGCGTCGAAGCGCCAACAAAGACAAGCAAGACCACAGGTAAGACAACCCTAGCCTTAGCCAAGAATGATGCCAAGTTTCAGGCATTGCTTAACTCGGACAACGGGGATGTGTCACTTGTCTGCGAGGCTAGGCTAAAGGTGAAGTCCACTACGGAGCGTACTCGTGCGCAGCGCTTCCTTGATATCGCCAAGCGTGGGCGCTTGCCAGTGCCACTGGCGTACTTCGGGGCAGTCACCGGACGTTGGACTGCTAGCCGGGGCAGCGCGATCAACATGCAGAACTTAAAGCGCGGGTCGTTCCTTCGCAAAGCCATCATGGCTCCAGAGGGTTACAGTCTCGTGGTCGGGGACTTGTCCCAGATCGAGCCCCGTGTGCTGGCATGGCTGTCTGACTACGAGGATATGCTGGATATCTTCCGGGCTAAGGGCGATCCCTACGCCCAGTTCGGCGCACAGATGTTCAACATCCCCGGCTTGACCAAAGATAGCCACCCGGACTTACGACAGTCGGCCAAGTCTGCGCTGCTTGGCTGTGGCTATCAGCTAGGCTGGGCATCATTCGCTTCGCAGCTACTCACCGGATTCCTTGGTGCACCGCCGGTTCTTTACGACAAAGACTTTGCTAAACGTCTTGGTGTCAATAAGGAATACATCCAGCGTTTTGCTGACTGGAAAGAGAACCTTGCGCGTATGGGGGAGATCCCCCGTACCTGTACGGAAAAGGAACTGTTGATCCACTGTCTGGCAGCAAAACGCATCATCGACATCTATCGGGCAACTGCGCATCCGGTAGTCGGCTTCTGGCAATTGTGCGATGCACTAATCGAGCGCAGCCTAGCGGAGGGCGAAGAATACACGCACAAGTGTCTGGTGTTCAGGAAGGAGGAAATCGTACTTCCAAATGGCATGAGTTTGCGCTATCCTAACTTACGCATTGAGCGCAATAAAGGTAGGAGCCAGTGGGTTTACGGGCCAGACGCTACCAAGTTATACGCAGGCAAGATAACGAATAACGTGGTGCAGGGAACTGCACGGATTGTCATGACAGACGGCATGCTTCGTACTGCGAAGCGTTACCCTGTGGTGGGTACTGTGCATGACGAACAGATTGTGATGGTGCCGCAAGAAGAGGCTGATGCCGCCCTTTCTTGGGTGCTTGAGCAAATGACAATGGAACCGGCATATATGCCGGGGATTCCGTTGGCTGCTGACGGTGGCACTCACCGTCGTTATGGTTTAGCCAAAGGCTAGGAGAGTACTGATGAACGCAATACCTAAGAAGCTCAAGATCGGTCGAAGCTGGTACACCGTGCACACGAATATCCGACAACGCAAACCAATCTTGGGCAAGACTTACTACAAACTTAAGACGATTGAGATAGCACCGCTAAAACGCCATAGATCTTACTTGGACTTGTATGACACTTTCTGGCATGAGGTAACGCATGCAGTCCTGCATGAAATGCAAAATCCTTTGTATCGCAATGAGCAATTCGTACAGCAATTTAGCGGATTATTAAATAAAGCAATCATGAGCGCGAGGTTCTGATGGATGTTGCAATACGCTGGTCCCACTCATCGTTGAAAGACTACGAAGGTTGTGCGCGTCGGTATCACGAAGTTAAGGTACTGAAGAAGTACCCGTTTCAAGAGACTGCCGCAACCCGGTACGGCACAGATGTTCATGCTGCGATTGAGCACTACATCCTTGAGAACAAGCCGTTGCCGCCGCAGCATGCGCAGTTCAAACCGATAGTGGACGCTATGCTCAAGAAGTCGGGCCGCAAGCTTGCCGAGCATGAGATGGCGCTCACCAAGGAACTTGTGCCCTGCGCGTGGGATTCTGAGGATGCGTGGGTCCGGGGTATTGCTGACATCCTGATTGTTGACGATGACAATCTGACTGCGTGGGTCGGTGACTGGAAGACAGGCAACAACCGATACCCGGATCGGGATCAACTTGTTCTGATGTCGCTGATGGTCTTCGTGCACTTTCCGCATATCCGCAAGGTCAATTCGGCGTTGCTGTTCATCGTTAAGAACGACATGGTCAAGATGCAGATGCTGCGCGAACAAGCCCCTGCGTTCTGGGACAAGTACCGGGAGCGCATCGGCAAACTAGAAGCCAGCTATGCACACAACGTATGGAACCCGACACAAACCCCGCTCTGCGGCTGGTGCCAAGTGACCGGCTGCGAGTTTAATCCAAAGCATTAAGGAGTTAGAAATGACACAGAAGAACGGTAAGCGTGACTACAAACACGCATACAAGCTACAAAAAGCATCCGGCGAAACAGAGGATCAACTGGAACGGCAACGCGCTCGTCGCAAGTATGACAAGGCTGGTATCGACCGTAACGGCAAAGACATCGACCACATTCAGCCACTAAGGTCAGGAGGCAAATCAACCACGAACAATATGCGACTGCGATCTAAGAAAGCGAACCAAGCAGATAACGGAAAATAAAAAGTAGGAGAAGCGCTGTGGAGATTGTCGAAGATAGGGCGGTTCTTATAAAGACACGCCGTCCTGAGAAGTACGCAGTTATTCCCAAGTCTCGTGTGATCGAGCAACACCCCAACGGTGGCTATACCGTAGCGGTGCACTTTGGTCTGGATGAGATGCGGGTGTTAAAGAATCTAGGCGTTAAAGATGCGCCGTCACCAATCACGCGTCGTTACGATTGGCCCGGACGGTTCAAGCCTATGGCGCATCAGATCGACACGGCAGCGTTCCTGACGCTGCACCGTCGTGCGTTTTGTTTCAACGATCCCGGTACCGGCAAGACGCTGGCTGCATTGTGGGCAGCAGACTATCTGATGAAGCGCAAAGAAGTTCGTCGGGTACTGATCCTGTGCCCTCTGTCGATCATGCACAGTGCGTGGATGCAAGACATCAGCAACAGCGTTCTGCATCGTACGGCTATCGTAGCGCACCATTCGCAAGCAATCCGCCGTATAGAGATGGTGCAGAGCAATTACGAGTTCGTGATCACGAATTACGAAGGCTTGAATCTGATTGCCAAAGAAGTACAGAACGACGGACGCTTTGATCTGGTCATCGTAGACGAAGCAAATGCCTACGCTAATCCAACCACGGCACGTTGGAAAGCGCTGGCCTCGATCATCACGCCGCACACTTATCTGTGGATGATGACGGGTACACCTGCTGCACAGTCGCCGATTAACGCTTACGGGCTTGCCAAGCTAGTCAACCCAAACGGAGTGCCTAAGTTTCTGTCTGCGTGGCGGGATCGCGTGATGAACAAGGTCACCACATTTAAGTGGGTGCCCAAGGCAGACGCAAAAGATACGGTGCATAACGCGCTACAACCGGCAATACGGTACACGAAAGAGCAATGCCTTGACCTTCCTCCGGTACTGATAGAGACCCGTGCAGTGCCGCTATCTCCGCAGCAGCTTAAGTACTACAAGATTCTGAAAGAGCAGATGATCATTCAGGCGGCTGGCGAGACGATCACCGCAGTGAACGCAGGCGTGGCACTCAGTAAGTTGCTGCAGCTAAGCTGCGGTGGCGTATACACAGATGACAAGGAGGTCGTGGAGTTCGATTGTACGCCGCGCTTACGAGTGCTGGAGGAAGTCATCAGCGAGACCAGCCGCAAGATCATCGTG